GCGGATACGGCATCTTCGGCAGCCAGCTCCCACACAGGAAGACGTTTCATGTCGATCAGCTTCATCGTGCCGTAGTGATTCTCTGCTGCGCCGTTGCTGATGGTGTTGCCATATTCCCATGCTGGATCGGCGTAAATCAGTGAGTACTTCATGAGTTAGAACCTCTGAAACCAGCGGGGATCTTGCCGTAGTTGGTGTTCTGGAAACTCGATTTGAATATGCCCTCCTCCCTCGCCCACTCACCGTTAACCCGTGCAGGCTTACCAGCTTTTGACCAGCTGTTAGCAGACTTCAGGTAGCCAGGGAACTTGGTCGGCTGGAAAAGCGTCTGGGGGCGAAGGTAATCGGACATTTTCAGATCATCAGCCCATTTGGCGTTGCAGTAATCGACCACCAGCTGCAGCTCTTCCACGGTGAACCCCTCGCCGATACGGGCGCGGATATTCTGCAGGGATGTGGTTGATACCTGGAACCGTGAGTTCGTGACCTGGTTCAGGTGAGATAACACCGATTTGGCCTGATCAGTGATCAACACTTCACGGTCTGGTTGCGACGCAACCGGACAAGAAGGGTTTTTAATATCTGTAGTATTCTCTGTTGTATTCTCTGTAAGAACATCAGGCCATTTTGACCTGATGACATCGGTTCTTTTTGACACGATGGAGCGTTCCACTTTGACCTCTTCCATGAGTTCATTTTGACCTGATGGACGAGTGCATTTTGAACTCTTCGATTTGGTCACTTTGACCTCATCTAAAAGCTCGCTTTCGTAGTTAATCGTGTAGTAGTTCGTCATGTCGCGCTGAGACTTGTTCAGTTGCTCAATTTTGAGAACACCTAGAGTCTTCAGGCGTGTGAAAGTGCGCTTCAGGGTAGACTCTGACCAGAACGGGAACTGCTCCAGCCACTGCTCGTTCGTGTTGTAAATCCAGCGCACGCCGTCACGCTCCAGACCGGAGTTTGTTTCTTTCAGCCAGTAGTTCACCTGCTGCAACGCAATTGCCTCGTTCAGGCCAATGCTGTATGCAAGGTCAGGGTTTATCACTATCGGCCGGGATGGCATTAACAGGCTCATGGCAGTCCTTTAACTCTGTAAATTTACGCTGGAATTGCTCAAGAGGGCTGAAGCACTCATGATCGTACCCTTCGCGAAGGTATATAACGCGTCGACTTTCTGGCTCCCATCGAATGACCCGCACCGGGATACCTCTGTGGTCTCTGAACCTCCGGTCAACTTCAGCCATTCCTCACGCCCCTTCTCGTTCATCAGAGCAAATGCCGCTACCATTTCTGAACACGACTGGTAGTTGTTGGCACCACCAGCGCTGTGTACTCTTTCCACATAGCCGAACGGGGAGCTTTTCCCCTTCAGCGGCAGGCATCTGAATTGCTTAGCTGGCCTGAATCGGTTTAAACTGTTCATGCGTTAGTTTCTCCACTTAAAGAACCGGCGCGCCAGACGCCTCGAGCTGCACACTCGGGGCGTCACCTTTTCTGCCGGTTGAAACGAAAACATCGACTGCCTGATCTGAAATTCCCGCCCCGTACAGAGCCATGAAACCCATGAAGCCGTGAATCTGGTGACGCAACTTCTTGTTGAATAAATCGGACAGGGTCTTCCGTTCTTTCAAATCGATTACCCCATCAGCAATAGCTGCAACTTTTGCTGACGCCAGTTCACCAGCTGCGACCGTCGCTTTCATATCGATCTCATATAAATCGACATTGTCGATGCTCTCGGGAATTGGAATGTCCACCAGCATTTTTCCGCAGCGCTTAGCGAAATACTCAGCCAGATAAGACGTGCCGGAAATGGACTGCATCTGTTCAAGTTCAACTACCGTAAAAAAACGGCTTCCACATTTTTGGTATAGATGGTTGTGAAATTGATCGATGGTCATACCAAGATCAGCTGCCAGGCCGACACGACCGTGTTTGTGTGCCTTACACATAAGGCGAATCGCTGTGTTTATGCTGTCTACCATTATGTTTTTCCTTTGGTAGTTATTTAGTTGGCCGCTTTCGCACTAAGATTTCGTTTGCCAGGAACGTCGTCAGGAGTTTGATAGCGGCTCGGATATAAAATATGGAGTTCGCTGATCTCACCATGGAAGAACTTGGTAAGACGTTCGGCTAGCTCTACAGACGGTACTTGCTCGCATCTTTCAATGCGGCTCAACGTAGCTGGATCGACTTGGACGCCAGTTGCAACATGCAACAGAGTCATACCATGCGACTTACGCAACTTTCTTAACGGTGATTGCATAATGCCCCCTTAATTTGCGTAATACGCATATTATTGCATACTGGCGGATTGCGCAAGTTGCTTTGCATGAGACGCAAAAACAACATGTAATAGGCGCATGAATATAGGATCTCGAATACGACATCTTCGCCTGACGAAGAACATGAAAATCGCAGAACTCGCTGAAGCTGTGGGGGTTGATGCTGCTAATATTTCTAGGCTTGAAACAGGAAAGCAAAAGCAGTTTTCAGAACAAACACTTAACAGGCTTGCTCAAGCTTTAGGCGTTAAAGTTACCGACCTATTTACGTCAATGGAAAATGAGTCTACTGTATGTATAAACAGTAAAACTGATTCATCAGCCCGAAAGGACATTGATGTGTATAGAGTCGAGGTACTTGATGTGAGTGCAAGCGCCGGGTCAGGACATATTCAGGGTAGTGACGTTATCGATGTTATTCATGCCATCGAATACAGTAACGACCAGGCGGTGATTATGTTTGGAGGTAGGACGTCTACTGGCGTTAAGGTTATCAACGTTCGCGGTGATAGCATGGCCTCTACTATCGAACCTGGTGATTTAATCTTTGTTGATGTAAATATTAATGAATTTGATGGTGATGGCATTTATGTATTTGGCTTTGACGGTAAGGTTTACGTTAAACGCCTACAAATGATCCCCGACCAGCTTCTTGTCATTTCTGACAATCCGAAATATCGTGAATGGAACATCACCAAAGACAATGAGCACCGTTTTCACATTTTTGGCAAGGTTTTGATAAGCCAATCTCAAGCGTATAAACGTCACGGATAATGCGTCTTTGGTAAAAATAGGCCTCCATCGGAGGTCTTTTTTTTGCCCTTTAATTGCGTATTGTGCATTTTTATACTTGCGTTACTCGCAATATGTGATTATCTTTACTCCACGGCATATGGCACATGTGCCGCAGCGGTCCGGGGATTCCTTGCAAGACAATATCCAGATCCAGCGGGTAGCCGGAATGTGCAAGCCACGCAGTTGCACGAACATGGGATTCACCATCCTGGCGGTACGGTGTGACACCTCGGAAGAGACGAGGATATCAGCCATTCACGTTAAGCATCGATCCGGGTGCTTAGCGGGACTGGAAGAGTTACCACTTGGAGACGGTCCCTTTAAATGTCCTGGACAGTGGCGGTTCCGCACCGAGAACAGCGGCGACAAGATGATGCAAACGGTAAAGGTCGTTAAAACTCGTTAGGCGCTGGCGTGGCATACGCGACACACGTGATAGGGCGTGAATGCCGTAAGGGGCTATAACCCTTCAATCTCGTTCCGGGCGAGTTCAACTCGGATGACAGCCGGAAGAGACGGCACAGCCCAGACGATATCTGAGTGGCTTTAAAAACTGATGGGAGCCGGTGGAAACCCGGCATACAACAGGAAAGAACATTGAGGGGCGCAGTTACCCCGAGCCGCTCTGCTGTGAGCCAGTGTTCTCTCCGTTGTGGCGTGTACAAGTGTACTGCAGCGCCGGCCGACGCAAAGACCCGGAAATCGGCTGAGCAGCAGCAACTGGCTGCCAATACCAAAACTGAGCGGCGGGAAGTAAGCGGATTAGCGATCCGGTGTCACAACCAAATCACGTAGCCAGCGTGGTAAACCCGTAGTAACTGCAACAAATGCTGTGTGTAGTCTTGGCGGTCGGCAGTTTCGAATGTCCTTATGTCGACCGCCCCTTTTACACAACTGAAAGCGCGTTCTGGACCTTTAACCTAAGTGTCAGTTCGTTAAATGCAAATTCGAGCGGAACGCGCTCTCAGTTGTGGAGAAGCTAACAGGCGATTGCAGTCGCCCGTTTCACTAAGTGCCCTGGTTAGGTGCTTACTAAAACGAACCCCCTTTATTTTTTGTCGCCATCCGGCGAGGGATTCGTGCAACCAAAAATCAGCGCTGTGCAGAGCGCTTATATAACGGAGAAACTAACAATGACGAACACACAGAACGTCACCGAGTTACAACCACGCCTTACCCGCGAGCAACTGATCGATGCAGCTCGTACCGCAGCTAAGTTTCTGCCTGTTGCTTCAGCTCAGCTGATGACTGAACTGGCGAACCGCCTGGATTACACCAGCGTAGCTCTTAGCGAGTCCATGAGTCAGCGTAAGGCACTGGCTGCTGAAAATGCCACACTGCGGGATGATGTTACGAGCTGGGCTAAAGAGTGCGATCGCATCGTTGAGCGTCACACCAAAACCCACAGCAATATGCACCTGCTGGAAGCCCAGCGCGAGCTTCGCGAACTCACGCATGTAACCCTCTCGGCATTAAGCGAAGGAGCTGCGTGATGTCTAACTCATTCAAACTGATGTCGCGTGACGGAACTATCAAACGTAACGACACCGGCATGTTCATCAGCCTCGACGATATCCACGTTCGCGAAGGTTTCAATAAGCGTCATGACGACGATGAGCGCACCCGCCTGGCTGACGATGACCTTTTCAAATATCTCATGAACGGTGGCTCAGTTCCCCCGCTGGAAGTTATCGCCCGTGATGAAGGTGGCGTTTGGGTTGTTGAAGGCCACCGCCGCCGCCGTTGCTATGCGCGCTGCGCTGAAGCAGGAAAACCAGTAGACCGCATCCACATCATGCCGTTCAACGGCAGCGACGTGCAGCGCCTGGCTCGCATCATGACCAGCAATAACCAGCTTCCATTATCCTATATGGAGCAGGCGGCGGTTATCCAGGAGCTACATAACGCTTTTAACCAGACCACCAGCGAGATCGCAAAACTGGTCAATAAGTCTGTGCCCACCGTCGAAAAACTCCTGCTTCTCAGTACCGCTAATCATGATGTTCAGCGTGAGGTTAAATCAGGGGCCGTCTCTGTCGATGTTGCTGTTGGCCGTGTGAAAGAGTTCGGCGAAAAGGCTGGAGATGTGCTTCAACAAGACAAGGCTGCTGCTGCAGCTAAAGGGAAAAAGAAAGTCACCCGCAGCGTCATTTCTCCCGAAATCAGTGTGAAGAAAGCGCGACGTCTGGTTGAGCTGGTAAGCCTGGCAGGAATCAGTAACACAGGAGTGATAACTCTCGAAGGTTTAGCTCATGCAGAAGTACAGGAAATCATCGACGAGCATAAAGCTATCGCCTCAAACCATTCAGGAGCATCAGCATGAGCAGCGTAAAGCGTTATGAAGTGAACGGGTCTTCATCATTTTATGAGGATGAAAAAGGCAGCTTTGTCGATTACGAAGACTATGCAGCACTCGAAGCCAAGTGCGCGGCGCTGGCTGCGGAGAATGCGGGGCTGAAGGGCGCTATCAAAGAGATCGTAGATAGTGCAGAAGAGGCTGAGTATGACGGTTATTTCTCTTTCGTTGTAAATCCTGACGCCATACATGCTGGAGCGGATTTAATTGAATCTGAAACCCCGGCCACCGATGCCTTCCTGGCTGAAGTGCTGGCCAGCGCGGTAGATGAAGCTTGCCTGAAAATTAGCAACGCCATCATTAATTGCTATCAGGATGAACAAGTTGGGCTTGATGAGGCGGCAACTATCTGCGGGGACTTAGCCGCCCAGCTTCGTCAGGGAGGTGCAGAGTGAGCATTGTTGACGATTCACACCTGACCGATGAAGTGGTAAATGCAGCATTCGAAGGAACCAACTTCGGGCGTGAAGACTTCCGCACTATTCTGGCTGAGACAGTGCTCAAGCGCGCCAGTGGGTATCACTCTGGGTACACAGCAACAACTATCTGCATCCGCCTCGGTTTGCTTGGAAAGCATGACCGACCAACAAAACTCGGCCTGACATTCGCTTTCCACCACTACTACAAACCATGCGTCCGTGAGGCGCTGATGCCTTTCCAGGAGGCCGCCCAATGAGCATCATCGACAAACGCGCATTGCGTGAAGCGGCGGAGAAAGCAAAACATTCGTCAGAATGGGATATTCAGCGGATTTTCATTGAAGCATTAGAGCCAGATGATGTGCTGGCGCTGCTGGATGAGCTTGAACCAATGGCATTAGCACATTTGAACCTCAATCATCTCTGTGAAGTTTACAGGGCAGCGTATGAAGAGGCTCGTCATGACGGTCTTGTTAACTGGGAAGCAGCGGCTTCTCTAGCGGAAGAAAACTCAGGCCTGAAGCGCAAGCTGGAAGCCAAAGACAAGAGCATCAGCTTCCTGAAAGACCAACTCGCACAGCTGGCAAACTTCAATCCTGATTGGGACAAGCTGGAAGCAGCAACTGACAGCCTCCGTGAGCACATGGCGGAACTCACAGCCGCACGTGCTCGCATTGCTGAACTGGAGGCGCGGGAGGTGAAGCTGCCGCAGCGCTACAGCATGTTGCATCGTGCTGATTTCGACGAACCGTATCACACGGTATTTGTTTATAAGCAACATCAGGTGATTGAGGTACTGCAAGCTGCAGGCATCCGCATCAACGGGGAGGTCTGATATGGCTCGTTATATTGCAGTTATTCACGGTTGGTTCGTCGACAGCAAAGGATTTGATGTGCATGAGCTGAGCACAACTGATAAGGAATCAGCTTACAACGAAGCGGTGCTGCTGAAGCATAAGCGAGAAAGTACCTTCGACAAATGCGCCTGCACTGTAGTTGAAATTGCTGACCACGAAAGATTGCCACGCAAATTAACGCTCCGCGAGCGCCTGACAGGGAGGACTAACCCATGACATTCACCAAAGAGCAGTTGATCTCAGCAGCTAACGCCAGAATGGAATTTGCTGAAATGATGATGGCGAAAGATTTGCTGCCATTGCAAATTCGCAACTGGTCAATTGAACTGGAGCTGGCGCGTATCGCGCTGGCATCGCTCGAAGCGGAGAGCAAGCCTAGACAACCGGAGTTGAGTCACGTTATTTATCATTTCCGCGATTGGAATGAAGGTTTTCCGATTGAGCGGTTCCATCGGAA